TCCTCGATCAGCACGACATTCGCATCGAACAGCCCTTGCTGCTCACGCACGGCGCGTTTGAGCGCCGGATACTCGAGGCGGCGGCGGAATACCGCGAGGAGGAAAAGGTTCTTGCCCTTTACTCCCCAGGTTGTGCAGACCGAAAAATCGCTGAGTTCGGTCGCCTTATTGGCGGTGTCCCAGCTCTGCACGATCCGGTCGAAGGACTGCGGCCGCTCGTTCTCGCGATACCGCTTGAGCCATTCGGCCTTGACCAGGCCGCCGCCCAACGGCGCAGGGGATTGCTGGTATTGGCCGGCGAAGTTGTATTCGCCGATCGTCCGGCGGATCCGGTCGAGGGTCTCGAGCGGCTCGCGGTCCGGGTGCAGAGGCTCGCCCCGACGCCGAGTGACGGAGCGCGCTCCTCCCCAGATCGTTTCGATCCGGTGCACCTCGTCAGTTTCCGCGATCGCCGGAAAGCTCAGAACGTCCCAGGGCTCCTGCGCGAGGACATGACCGACGAGATCGTCTTCGTGCAACCGCTGCATAATGATGATAATGGCGCCGCGGCGCTTGTCGTTGAGCCGGCTGTAGAGGGTGTGATCATACCACTCGTTGGCACCTCGCCGCTGCGCGTCGGAGAGCGCCTCCTCCGGCTTCAACGGATCGTCGATGATGATGATGTCGGCACCGCGGCCGGTCAGCACACCTCCGATTGAAGTGGAGAGCCGGTAGCCCTGACGGGTGGTGATGAACTCCTGCACCGCCTGGCGATATGGTGCGAGGCGCGTCGGAAAGATCTGTTGGTAATATGGGCTCAGCATGACGCTGCGGCAATCGCGGGCGAGCTTATCGGCGAGTTCCTGAGCGTAGCTGACGCAGAGGATTTGCGCCGTGGGGTCATGCCCCAGACACCAAGCCGGAAAGGCGATCGAGGCCATCAAGGATTTGAGATGGCGGGGTGGCAGATTGATAATCAGCCGCCGGATCTTGCCTTCCCGCACAGCGGTCAGGTTGGCTGCGACTACTTCAAGGTGCCAGTTTTCTGCGAACGCCGATTGCGGATTGAGCTCGGTAAAACAGCGCTGAGCGAAAAACTCGAAATCCGACCGAAGGATCGCTTCGTATTCGGGAGGTGAAAGGCCGGTCATCGTTGGCTCACCCATTCTCGCCGCGGAGCCGCGCCTGGACGCGTCGAATGATTTGCTGGTCCGTCTCGGTGAAAACCTCAGGATTGGCAGAATCGTCCGCCCGACACTCAACGTCGCGCAACATCGCCAGAACCATCTGAGTGGCCTTTAGATCGGCCGAGGCCGATTTGTTGACCAGCTGGGTGATGATCGCTTCGCGCTTTGTGATCTTTTTGCGCCGCCCGTTCTCGGTGACGATGACCGAGCCGTTCAGGGCATCGGTCAGCAGCGTCGACATGTTCTTCCTTCCGCGCGGCCGGCCGTTTGGGTTTCCGGACCGCCCCTTCTGGAAACGCGTGTGCAAGGGGGGCTTGCCATAGCCGACTTGATAGTCGCAAAGGGTTTCAAGCGGCATCAGCCACCTCCGCCTCGCGCGCGAGGTCGTCAAAGCGGCAGCCGCTCACGGCATGGCGGGCGCTTTCGCCGGTCAACCGCTGCCAGCGGCGGACGGCTGTGTCGACATAGAGGGGGTCGAACTCCAACCCGTAGCAGCGCCGGCCGGTCCGCTCGGCGGCGATCACCGTCGTGCCGCTGCCGAGAAAGGCATCGAGCACGATCTCGGCGCGGGCCGAGCAGTCGAGTATCGCATCGGCAACCATCGCCACCGGCTTCACGGTCGGATGCAGCGCCGACAGATTGCCCTCTTCGCCGCTGCGGGCGAAGGAATTGACCCCTGAATAGCACCAGACATTGCTGCGGTTACGGCCGAACCGGCCAAGCTGGACATTATTGCGATGCTCGCTGCGGCCATGTTTGAACACAAACACAAGCTCGTGCTGGCTGCGGTAGAGCGAACCCATCCCGCTATTGTCCTTGACCCAGACGCAGATGTTTTTCAGCTCGCCATAGGCGCCGTGACCAGCCTCCAGCAGCTCTTCGACATGCCGCCAGTCCATGCAGACATAATGGAGCGAGCCGTCGCGGCTGAATGACGCAAGGTTGCGGAATGTCTGGGCCGAGAAAGGCAGTGAATTGGGTGCTGTCCATCTCCCCTGAAGCCATCGTGAAGGGGCGATGGTGGATCGCGCCGAGCCCGCTCGCGTGACCGTCGATCGGCACGTTGTAGGGTGGGTCGGTGAAGACCATCGCGGCGCGTTCAGCGCCCAGCGTTACGGCGAAAGCCGCAGCATCGAGAGCATTGCCACACAAGACGCGATGGCGACCGAGGAGCCACACATCGCCCTCTTTGCTGAGCGGCGGGCCCGCCGGCAGTTCGGGCAACGCATCGGCCGGGTCGTCGTCGCGTTCCGGCGGCTCGTCGAGCGAGGCGATCCGCAGATCGATCTCGCCCATGTCGAAACCGGTGACCTCGAGGCTAAAGTCGAGACCGGCCAAGGAGAGGTCCTTGAGCTGCTGCGCCAGAAGCCGGTCATCCCACTGGGCGAGTTCGGTCAGGCGGTTGTCGGCGATCATGAAGGCGCGGCGCTGCGCTGGGCTCAGGTGATCGAGGCAGAGGGTCGGAACCTCGGTAATCCCAAGCTTGCGGCAGGCCTCTAACCGGCCGTGCCCGGAGATGATATTGAGCTCGGTATCAACCGCGATCGGAACGTTAAAACCGAATAGCTCAATGCTCTGGGCAAGCTTGACAATTTGCTTTTGGCTGTGCTGACGGGCGTTGGTCGGATCCGGCTTGAAGTCGCTGATCGGTCGGTAGACGATCGCGAGCCGCTGTTGGGGACGCCCCCGTGGATTGGTCATTCTATTCATCATTACATCCCTCAAATAGTAGTGGCGGTGTGTTTCGCCGTCCGATAATGGCATCTAAAAGATTGAGAGATTAAGCCCTATGTCTACTTGGAATGCTACTAGGGAATTACCTGGGATTTGGGAAAGTGTCCCAACTAGTGCAGAGGTCGAGATTAACGCCGATGCATTCGGGCGCCTCCGCGTCGCGCCTCTGGAGAAGCCAGTTCGCGGCGCACCTCTCGCATTGTCTTCTCGCTTATTCCGAGCACCCGGCCGAATTGCCCCCGAAACGTCAGGAGTAGCTCTTGGCGATTGGGCAAGTTCTGGATGTCCTCACCCCACCTTGATCGCGCCCAAGCGGTGAGTTTGGGCAGGGGATCCCCCGCGCAATCCCACTTTTCGACCTCCCGTGATGAATGCTCATACAGATCGGCGAGCTTTTGAGGGGAACTGCCGGCGGCCAGGCTTACCGATTTCCCGCGCAAGTTCTTGATGTAGTCGGAGCCATGGACTCGCAGGTCGTACGACACGATAGCTCCGCTCCTTTTGTCGATCGCATCCACGCCTCGAAGCTCGACCCGGGTGAATTCAACGGGATCCACGCTCTCGTACGGCCCGCCGGGTGTTCTGCTGGCTTTCGTTCTTACCCCCGCGGCTAGCCGGGTGAGGACCCGCTGTTGTGCTTCCTCATAGCGGCTCTCGTTCCCGAAGGGAGCCCTTGTCTCGCGCAATTTTCTGACAGCATCGTGCCGCTGCTTGGCGGCGGCATCTGCCTCCAGTGGGACCTCCGTACGAAGCGCGATCAGCTTGTTCGCCTTCAGCACGAGCAAACCCGGGTTGCTACCGGTCAAATCCAGCGCGCATTTGATGTCGCCCGTTGCCTCCAGAACAACAGCCTGAGGGATGTTTAACCACGGACCATCCTCGGTCATAAAAAAAGTCCACCGCTTCTAAGGCAACACGCGAACAGTGATCGCCAGCTTGCTTCCGCTCTACACAATATCCGTCCCTGCAATGCCAAGCAATTCTTTCAAATTGTGCTGAGCGGTCCAGCTAAAGCGCCAACTCCCGTTACATTAGATTTGGGTCGGATGCTGCGAATCGGGAACCGGCGATTAGAATGTTAATGCGCCCACGCTCGCGACTATTTCCAAAATTGGGTCCCGTCCCAACCTCTCTCGGATCAAATCCAGGGTTGTGGCCTGCGTCTCTACGGGATCGGCGTCACTGTAGTCAGAAGGATGGTCGCGCGGAATCTCGCCTCGCCGGCTCTGAGGCTCTGTGCGACAAACGCGACCTCGCACCCCCTGGTCGTTTACCCTGATCTGGCGAGAAGATACCTGATGGGGTGTCTCAATTGGCTGCTAGGCTTTGGGAATTTCCCTGTTTTCTCGTCAGGGAATTTGGCTTGTAAGCCGTTGATACCGGAGGGGCTACAACTGCTCCCGTCATCACGGTCCGGTGAGATTCCCTGTATTTTTCCCAGCTACCAGGGAATTCGGGGGGTTGCAGAGACGGGTTCGCTCGTGACTGTCTCCTCCAGCGGAGAGTCGTTCAAACCATCGGTTCCTAAGGCTAGGGAGGGCTCCGGGATCGGAGCTGGAGGCCGTACAGCTCGAAATCGCATTTTGCCGATGGTCGGGCCCGGGAACCTCGATTACCGTCGCGGTGCCTGAATCTGCCGGGTTGAACCCTGCCGCTGCCACGATCTCGTGGCCGGCAAGCT